GAGGAGGAGGTGGAGGTGGAGGTGGAGGTGGAACGGCAGCACGAAGGAACACTCCTATGCCACTTGGATTCCTAAATAATGGACTCACGATTCTCCTTAGTTAAATATTAAGCAAACTGAGATAATGATGCAATGCATGAATATGTTGCAGGACCTGAACCAGTTTTTCTGATCTGAAGCATGTAAACATTTGCAGATGAAGCAAATCCTGCTGCTGGAGCAGTTCCACCAAGCCACTTAGGTGTGACGGCAACTCCATCAATTTGATAGGTATCTGCATAGAAAGTATTTGCAGCACCGTTTAGGCATTCAAAGGTAACGGTAATAGAATCATTTACTGCCATCAAAGAATCAAGAGTAGTTGATATATTTCCACGAACATTTAATGTAAAGTTTGCAGCAGGTGCTCCTGTAGTTATCTGTACAGATGCTGTAGATACATCAATATTTGTTGGGTTAGCAACAGCAGCAGATCCTATAGCAGCCTGCTCTTTTGGTGATGTAAGCGTTGCTCCTGTTGATAGGGCGATAGTTGGAACGGGACCAGAAGCATTAGTAATGGTAATTCCAGTACCTGCAGTTAAGCCTGTAATATCTCCAGTAGCAAATGATTGCCAAGCAGCACCATCATAATACTGTACTAGATTAGTATCTGCAAGGTAGCAGAACATCCCTTCTGTGAGGGCAGCAGTTAGTGCTGTGTCTGCATCTCTTGTTGCTGCAGAAGCGTAGAACAGAATTGACTGATTTGCCAGATTCTGTTGGACTTGACTTGCAGTTAAAACTGCTCCTGTTGAGAAGAGTTTGTACCCTAAGTTAGGACCAATTGGCATTGTATTTCTCCTTTAGTATGATAGTGCGTTAGTATTTGGAATTGGACTCATAAGAGCAAGGACTCCTTGTGCATTAGGATCTTGCTCAGGTCCTCCATCTAAAATAAAAGCCTGAATGAGAGGCTCTGCAGTAAAGACTTTTGTAACCCAAGTGTTGATATTTATGTCGTGAGTTACACCCTGAACGAATAATTCGCTCTCTACTGTAGAATTATCTGGCATTTCTTTTGTAACTTTGATAAGGGTATAAATATCTAAGCCCAAATCAATAATTAAATCTAATTCAGATTCAACACCTTTTAGATTTAAAATCATGGAATCAATTCGCACCTTAGCATCTTTTCTGGCTGCTAAAATGGTCTGGGCTTGATTAAGAGCATCTGATGGAGTATTGAAAAGAAGGTCTGATCTTAATCCTGATTTAATATAAAATCTATCAATGCTTTCTTGATCAAAAACAGTTGCGGTTCCAATTCCGTTGGCTGCTGATACAGTAATTCTGTTTATAATATTTTGATCATCATATGCAAGATCAATCATTGAAAATCCTTGTCCAATGCCAACATCAGAGTATTGAATAGGAAAATCGTTTGACTTTATTGATACAGTATTTCTATCAAGAAATTTAGCCTGGCCTTCTCTATCCATAAAGAAAGCACCAAACTCTGATTGTTCAATTAATTGAATTGCCTGCAATAGTTGTCTATTTCCGCCTTGATCTACCTGCATAGTAGATTGTCCAGAATCAATACTTCTTAATGAACTTGGAAATGATGCGGTATCAAGCAAAGTGTCTATTCTTGTTCCAGATAACTGATTAGCAACACCAAGAGGAACAGAGTCTATAGCCACATTATTTAGAAGACGGAATCCATCAACACATTGTAAGGTGACAGTTGTTGTTTCATTTGTTCCTTGATAAAATCCTGTATCAAAGGTAGTTATATATCCTGAAAATATAAAAACTTTAATAGGAACTCCAGAAAGTTCTGTGTTTGCATATATTCTTATCTTGCGTAAAGGAAAAAGTCTTCCATAATATGGAGAATTTTGGTTCTGAGGATTAAAATCTGCATTGGGATCATTTAACACTACCGTCGCAGTTCCAGCCTCAAAGTTAGAAAGAATACGGTTACGGCCTCTACGAGTAGAGCATTGCATAACCATATCACTGATATCTACAATATCTGCAGGAAAATCTCCTAAAGTATTTACATCTAAAATACCAAAATCAAAATCATTTAAAATTAAAGGATATGCAAATGATGCTCCATTCGCAAAGTCAATTTCTACTCCAAGACTTAAAAGTGGTTGTGGCATTTTAAACCGCCTGCAAGTTTATTTGGCTACCATTAGATTGAGAAAACAAAAGGCTATTTCTAAGAGCAGTAGATAGTTGATCACCTGATGCGTCAATCTTTAGTTTTATCTCTAATGGCTTATTATTGTCACCTGTAAATGCTGGTGGAGTAGCAGTAGGTGCACTCCTTGGGTTAAATCTAAATCTTTCATCGTAGTTCATCTGTGATGATGCTGCTTGAGATGCTGCAGCGTCTGCTGCTTCTTTTGCTTCTTTAGCCTTAAATGATGCATATGTTGCCATTATTTTTTCATTCTGTAGGGCTTGTTCTGCTGCTGCAAGTTGTGCTGCTATTGATTTTGCTCCAATGTATCCAGATTCTCCTGCTGCTATTGCACTTGGATTAACTTTGGCTGCTGCTAACGCTGCTGCTTCCATGTCACCTTTAGCCTTGGCTGCTGCATACGCTGCTGCTGCTGCTGCTGAGTCTGTTCTGCTACCACCTAAGAAAGGATCAGCAACTTTAGGAGGAATAGTAACTATTGGTGTACATTTCCCGTTAACTAAGGCAGTTCCATCAGGGCATCCTGTTACACTTGGAGTTCCAGTAATTGGTGTGCCACTTGTATTAGGTAAGGTAAATCCTTTTGCTGCATTTAGATAGGCAATTAAAGCCAATCTTGCCTTATCCCACTCTCCAGCAATTTTAGCAACCATTTCTGAAGATAATATAAGTTTTGCATCACCTGTTAAAGTAAATGGCTTTCCAACTTCAAGCAAGTATGCAGCAACTGCATCTGGTGTAGTATTCCAGGCTTCTGCTAATTTCTTAACTTCATCTGCACCAACTTCATGATCTTCTAATGCACCAAGTGCTTGTTCATATTTAAGTGCAGCATCAGTAGGATTATCAGAATCTTTAAACCATTTTCTTCCAAGTTCTTCAAGTTTTTCTTTACCTATGTTGCCATGTCCTGCTTTAATAGCAGCAGTAAACTCAAGATACTTACTTGCTTGATCTTTAGACATACCCCAGGCCATTCTTATGGCCAGGATTCCTGCATCATCTAATTTTACTTCGCCTATTCCCAATATGCTCTTGATATACATATCAGCAGCCTCTGTGGTCATTTCCCACTTATTGGCCAAATATCCAATTACAACTATGTCATTTGCTCTTAGTTTATCAAGGTGCTCAACAATATCTGCTTGACGCAATAGTGCTTTATTAAAGTCTTCTGCAGCCTTTAGTTTTAAATCATCTGCTGCTTTTTGTTGCTTGGTTGTTTCTGCTAATAATACTTTACCGTTTTTTAGAAGGTTTTGATAGATAGCCTCCATCTGGATAGCATTCATCTCATCTGGATCTGTTAGTTTAATTCCTTGCTTATCTAACTTAGCATTGTTCTTCTTAATTGCTGCAAGTTGAACTTCCATCTTCTTTTTATCTGTAAGAAGATTTCTATTTAGAGTAGCAAGTTGGCGAACACCTTTTCTCTCCAAGCCCTGGATATAAAGTTTCTTTTGTTCATCTGCTAATTGCTCTGCTTGCATTCTTGCATCTCTTGCAGCATCTATAGCGTTTTGCTTATTAGTTGCATTAGCGGCTGCGACTTCTTCTTCAATACGCTTAAATCCATTAAGAATCACATCTTGCTGTGCTTTTTGTTTATCAAATGCTTTTTGCCTTCTTACTTCAGCACTGTCATATGTGGCAGCAAGTGCGTTGGCAGCGTCTATTTCTTTTTGTAGGGCTATTCTTTTTTCTGCATCATTTTTTCTTGTTATTTTTGCAGCGGCTTCTTGTAGAAATTTTATAAGTTTATATACAGCATAGATAGCAAGTAAAGCAATCATAATTTTTGCTAAAAGTAATGCAGCAGGAGTCATTGCTAAAGTAATTGCATTAAACAAATATCTTATTTTATTAAGAGGTCCATGAGCCTTTTTAAGGCCTTTCATGTAAACTCCAAGTTCACCAGTCTTAACTCCAAGTGTTGCAACACTACTTACAGTTCCTTTTGCTGCCTCACCAACGCCATAGTAAGCATTTCGGGCATCTGCTGCAAATTGAAGAAATCCTTGTAAAGACGCAGTTACGGCTAATAGTTTTGCATAACCAACAATTGCCAAAATACCAGAACCAAGAATATTAAGAAGTGGCTGTAGGTCACTTAAAACATTAGCAATTGCAATAAAGGCTTTTACAGCCTTTTCAGCAAGAGCAATTGTCCCAGAAAAGGCGTCTACTATTTCTTGCTGATTTAGTCTAATAAATTTTTCAATGGCAGGAAAAACTTCACTTTCCATACGATCTACAAGTTTTTCTAATACTGGAATGAGAGCGTATCCAACTCTTTCTGACACTTGATTAAATCTTAATTTTAGTGTTGTTAGTTTACCTGCAAAGGTATTTGCTGCTGCCTCTGCCTGTCCTTTTGTTACTTCTGCTAATTCTTTAAATACCGCTACAGAATCGCCTGCTTTAATTTTTGAGAGATCAAGACCCAAGTTAAGTTTCTTTAATGCTTCAAGTTGTCCACCTTGGGCTTTTGCAATTATTTTTGCAACTGAGCCTATGTCCATTCCTGATGCAGCAGCAACATCTGTGGATAAAGCAAGTAATCCTTGAGCCTTGCTTAGATTTCCTGTTGCTGTTACTAATGTTTTTAGTGCAGGAATTAACTCATCATTATCAATTGCAACTTGTAGTTCAAGACTATCTAAAAATCTTGAGTTTGCGTCTATGGCTTCTTCTGTTGCTCCAGTTGTATTTCTAAGTGCTACTGCTAATGATGCCTGGGCCTTTTGGTCTTCCATGGCACCTTGCACAGCATCTACTGCAAGTTTACCTGCAAAGGCAACGGTTGCAACACCTGCTGCTGCAAATGCTTTTGTTGCTTTCTTGCCAAATGCGTCAATCTTTTTGCCAAGTTTAGCAATATCTTTTTGAGCAGCCTTAGAGCCTTTATCTGAATACTGGGAGAGAATCCGTGCTACTACTGCTCCAGTTGTTGCCATGTTATCCTCTCTCCTTATTCAAATTTTGTTTTAGTGTTGCTTTAGCCTTTTCAAGGGCATCAAACACATTTCTTACAATTCTGTCTTTATTCTTATCTACAGACTTCCAGATTAAGCGAGAAGCGTCTCCGTCTTGTTTTTCCAAGTTACTAATAAACTTGTTCTTGCCTGCGCTTTTATTCTTTCTACCTGCTAATTCATAGATAGTACCTTGGGCTGATATATTCTTTAAGGCACCAGCAGATGTAGTGTAGTCTTTACTAACTTTTCTCTCAGCCTTTGAGGTTGAGATTCCAGCCTTGATAATGCTTTGATCCCATTGTGGCCATCCAGCACCACCACGAGAGCGAGGGTTGCGAGCAGGTTGAGTATTCCATCCACTAAGTGGTGGCGCAGAAGGGACAAAGCCTTGGGCATCTTGTTTAGCCTTACGCAATTCAGAATTAATAACTTTATTAAATTCTTTAACTGCATCTTTGTCAAATTGCTCTAATGCTTTTAGTGTTTCCTTTAAACCAGTCAACACCATAGCATTTTTACTCATTTCCTGCTCGCTTCCTTTGCTTTTTGCTTTAGATAAATAACAATTGCCTCAAGTACACCGTCAGGTGCTTCAAGCAAATCGTTTGGAGATATCCCTGTCTCCACAGAAACCATTGCTACCGTATAGGTTAGGCTGTCTCTGTGGATTCGGAATTTGGGTCATTTGCTAACTCCACTGATTCAAGTGTGTCAAGAAACGCATCTCCAAAAGGCTTTGGTGCCTTACCAGCATCTTTTAATGCACCATGTGCAAGATAGTAGATATGCTCTAACTTTTGATCTTCTGTAAGTAATTTAGCAAAGCCTTTGTTGAACTTATTTTCAAAAGCAACGATAGTCTTTGGGCGAATAGAATATACGCCTTCTTGTCCATCTGTTGTTTTAACTTTTATGAATAATCCATCCATTGTTTTGTTGCCCCTATTCTAAGGTATTATAATTTTATCTATATCTCCATAAATAGGCCAAGTTACTCGTGCCGTTGATAATTCACCAACACCACCATTTAACGAGGTCCATTCGGAAATTGTAATCTCAAATTCGTATCTTGGATTTTGAGCACTTGTAACAGCACTGCTTTTTGGCTTTATTTTGCAATAAGCAAGTCCTCCTACAAGTGGAGCGATTGTATCTTCTACTGAGTTATTATCAAAATCTTGCAAAAAGTCAAAACTTACACTATTATTTGCAAGTCCTGCTAATTGTCGTTTTGATACATCACCAAGAACCGTAGTTTCAAAAAGATCATGTACAGTACTTATCTGAACTGATGAAACATGGTCACTTAAGTCTACCACAGTTCCAGAACTTGGTCCTATTTGTACTGACACATCAGTTAAAACTATGATTGCCATGATTAAGGAGTTGTATCCTTAACGATTTGACCTGAAATTGGCCATGTGACAGAAACAGTTGAAAGTTCTCCAACTGCACCGTTGAGTGGAGTCCACTCTGAAATCAAAACTTGTCCAGCCTTGGTTGCTCCAGAGCCTGAATTGTCTGCTCTGTAAGCAGGGTTAGTTGCTGAAATTGCTGCAGAGGTTGGCTTGATAACAAGATTTGTTAATTGACCAATTCCAATTGCATCAATAATTGATTCCATTGCTCCTGAAGCGAAGTCATTGTGAAATTCAAGGGCTACGGAGTGATCCTTAAGTCCTGAAGTTCTTGTTCTTGCGCCAACTGGGCCAAACGCTGTGGTTTCAACCACATCTTCTGGTGTACTAAGTGTAACGCTTGCGATGTATTCTCCAATAGGGCTTCCATTGAGTTCTACATCAACATCTGTAAGTACTATTCTTGCCATTGTTATTTATCTCCTTGTTCATTATTATCTGATTTAAAAACAAATGCTTCAGGTTCTTCCTTCTGCACTTGTACTTCTTGCTTTACTGCTTGTATTGCTGGTGCTTCTTTTACTGCTGGTGTAGGTGCTTTTGATAAAGCGTCTACTCTTTTTAACTTACCTGATTCAAGATACTTTTGGATATTAGCACCTGAATCAAGCAATTCTTTCTCTGTAAACTTTGCACCTGGCTGTCTACCACGAAGTGCTGTTTTAGTTACTATATATTCCATTGTTTCTCCTTAACCCCAAATTGTGAGGTTGTAACGGTAAGATAGAAATGTCTGATCTCCAGAAGAATAAGTACCAGCATCAGCACTTATAACTCTTAGAGTATTTACAAGACCACCTAACGATCTATCAGATTCCAAGGCAGTCTTAATTGACCCTGGACCTGTTCCAGCAAGAAGAGCATCAAGTTTTGCCTGACCTGTTCTTTCTGAAAATCTTTGTACTATTACAAATATATCTGTAGATGCCTGGTCTAAACCTCTGGCATTGTCAATATCAAATGTAAAGTCTAACTGTCCTACTATTGCACATGGCGGAACTACTACATCTGGTATCGTATCATATATTCTTAATCCAGTAATTGTCTGTAAGTTTGTTCCTAATGCATCTCTAATTGGCCCTATGTTTAACATTAGTATGCCAATCCAAAGTTTCTACGGAATGTCTTAAGAAGCATCTCAACATCTGGATCTAGGCGAGAATTAAGACGAACTGTTCCTAATTCTACAGAGCCTGCAATACCAAACGGAGATTGCTTTCTAACAAATAATCTTGCTGCCTGAATCTTACAGGCTAATTCTACTTCGTAAGGGATTGATGAATAACCCCAAACTCCAGTTATCTTAACT